CTGCTGCCCTGACCACATAAACGATTCGTTCAATCTCAACGCTGCGTGGAGCAAGGACGCTTTCAACCGACAGGGTAAGTGAGCCGTATTCAATCCTGTCGTCAATGCGAACGTCTGTGGTGCGAGGGAGCGCAACGCGGAAGTACGTCCCGTCCTTCAACTCGTTGCCAAGGTTCTCTTCTGCCTGCTGAATGCTGACAGGAGTTACACGGGCCGCGTAGGTGCCGACCGTACTCCAAGTCTCTGTCTGCCCACCCATTCCGTCAGATGCCTTGGTGGAGCGCGAGAGAGTCACTGTGTCCGGGTGGACATCAGCGAGATCGTCGGCAAGGCACGCAATGTCCTTTGCGCTAAGCACGCTCGTCGGTCCTCACCAGTTGCGTTGCAGTGGTGCGGGCCTTTGCGTAGTAGGCGTAGGCAGCGGCCTTTTTCATCTCGGCCTTCTGCGAACGCTTGAGATCAATGTCGTCGGCAGAGACATCGAACGCACAGGTGACGGCAGTGTGCCACTGCATCAGCAGATCGCCAGCCGTGCCGTAGATGTCATAGGTGTATCCGGTGATCAGCACAGGCAAATCAGGCTCAGTCGCAAACGACCACTCGCCAGTCACCAGATCCGCGCTGCTTGGAGTAAGCACGTCATAGTCGCCGTCAGTCAGGACAACGGCTGTGTCCCAGTCACCCACAGGTGCCTCAAAGTCTGTGTAGGTGACAACACCAGCCTCACTGATGGACGGCTTTTCCATGATGGGGTAGTAACGCACCTCATCGCGCCTGCGCTTGAGTGCGTTCTGAATCTCTGCATCAGTGAACTGCTGGCTTGCCCCAGACGGGTCAGCAATCAGCAGCCTTATACGAGAAACAAGATCATTCATGGAGTGAATCCTAGAAGGGGCCGGGGACTACGCCCCGACCCCCTCAGCAGGATTACTACGACTTACTCGCAGTCATGGTCCCGATCACGCCCGAACGGACGATCTTGGCGCCATAGACGTTGAGGCCCTTCACCGCGTCCGCGAAGCGGAGCGGCGGGCGGTAAGCCTCCACCTTCTCAATCTGCATGGCCATCGTCCACGCGGACGGGTGGCCAAACATGATCTTATACTTCGCGCCAGCCGTGTTGGCGACGTTGTTGCTCACCAGCACGTTGAAGCCAGCGGCCTCACCGATCACACCGTTCTGAAGCACAGCGCGGTTGCGGTCGGTGCCGTAGGACACAAAGCGTGCGTCCTTGCGGAGCAGACCGTGGAACCACGGCGGCACGATCGCCCAACGGCCCTGCGGCGGGCAGTTGCCCTCGTCCAGCGCCGTGTAAGCGTCGGCAAGGTACTCGTAAGCCGTGGTGCTGGTCGGCACGATCGGCGTGGTGTCGTCACCAAAGCCGGTCGTAATCCCCACGCCAGCGTGCAGCCCCGCGAGGTACGAGTCAAGGTCGTTGGCGAGAGCGTAAGCGGCCTCGCGCATCGCACCCTCCATGACCTTGGGAACCTGCTGCGCCTGATCAATGTCGTCAATCTGCATGTTGAACGACCGGGCCTTGTCAATGCTCAGAACAGTCTCAGCATCGGTCAGAGTCTCAGGTGCCGACAGGTCCGTGTTCTTGGTGTAGTCACTGACCGTGACAGCGCCAAGGTTGTGGATCTTCACGGACGAACCCGCGCCACGAATCTCACCCTCGTAGTCGCGGTTGATAACGCCCGGCTGACCGTACACAAGGTCATTCCGCAGATTCTCAAGCAGAGCGCGGGACCAGATCGCCGGGATGAAGTTGTTGAGAGCCATTTAGGACTCCCCCCTTTCCCTAATCTTCTGACGCAAGCGCAGCCTGTACGTCCTCCCACGGGAGCGCGTCAATCTCAGCCTGCGTCATCTTTGACATTGCCTCCCGCGTGAGGCGCGTCCTGCGCCGTGCGGGATTCGCAGGGGAGGTTTCCTTGGGCGCTGCTGGCTTCTGCTCCTGCTTGACGAGCCACGGACGGTCCTCAATGAGATCCGTCATTGCCTCTTCAATGCCGTCCCAACGATTCTTGTCGGGGTCGTACTCAAGCGCAGAGGTGTCAATCAGTTTGACTGCCGCTTCCGGGTCAACCACGTTGAGTCGGGATGCGACCGACGACACAGCAAGGTTCAGGGACGACTCCCTCAACTTCTGCTCTGCCGCGCCAAACTTCTCTTCCATCTCAGCCAGACGCCGGGCCTGCCTCTCCTGCTCAGACAACTCAGCCTCTTCCTTTTCCTTTAGGACAGACTCAACCTCGCGCAGACGCTTCCGTAGGGATGCGTTCTCACGGGTCAACTTGCGGTCCTGTGCGGATTCCTTTGGCTTCTCAGCCGTAGGCTCTGAGGTCGTAGGGTTGTCCTCATCCCCATCCGGCTCCAAGCGCGGGCGGGTTTCCTCAGCGACAGGCTCATGGGAAGGTGCAGGCTCAGGCTGAACCTCAGCCTCAACTGTGGCCTTCTCATCAGTGACTACGGAATCCGTGGCCATCTCCTGCTCAGTCGCATCGGCAATCGGCGTCCCAGACGCCTCGCCCTCTTCGACTCCCTGAGTCTCAGTGGCGGCATCGCTCATCTTAGCGGTCCTCTCAGACGTATCTCAGATGCAAGCACCGACAATGAACTGTCAGTACCTTGAATACGTCAATGCTTACTGCATTTAGGAAACTAAGTCAAGCGTTTGCGGCTGCACCTACATGATGCGGTCTTGAGCATCCTCTTGAGAAGGTCGCGGTCCTCAACAATGTGAGGTTCAATCCCGATCCTCGTTCCGCACTTGTCACAGGCAAAATCAACCAACTCATAAACGCCGGGCTTCTCTGTAACCCAACCTGTTCTCTTCCAAGCCATTGTCTCTCCCAAGTAATGCGAGGGGACAAGCCCGGCCTCCGACGAGCCTGCCCCCTCGCCCCCGGATCAGAATGCTTGGGTCATTCTGCTCAACGGGGAACTCTGCTGACTAGAACGGAATGTCGCTGTCAGCAATCTCCGGTGCCGCCTTCTCTTCCGGCAAGCCCGGACCAGAGAAGTCAGCGTGCGTGCCCTGCTTGCGGACAACCTCCACGTCCCACGGACGGTACGACCTGCCCTGATTCCCGAACGGGACCAGATCCTCACCGCGATGAATCCTGATGAGGTCGCCGTACTTGGGAGCGTTGTCGCTCAACTGACGCAGCAACCCGTTAGGCACAAAGATCTGCACCTGCATCCCGTTGCTGGTCAAGGCAATGACAGGAACATGCCCATCATCAAACTTGCTCTTGACGTACTTGAGTCCAACGAGCACACCTTCAATGGAGTTGCCATCGTCGTCCCACTTCCACGTCTTTGCATCAGCCATAGTCTCTCTCTTCCTGTTGTTCCCTTGCAACCCACATTATAGCGATGCCGTCAAGACCGGGCTACCCCGGCCAAGACGGGAACATCGCTACTTGCGAACTATCCGACCTGCTGAGTCTCTGCGTAGATGGCGACGCTGACCTTGAGCGGAACGTAAGGCTCAACGTAGGCAGCCTCGTCAGGGCTAACGGACTCGCAAGGAGTCTTTGACCAACCGCCACCCCAACGGCAGTCGCACCAATCGCAACGACCCTCACCGTTGTAGGAGTGGCCAAGGTCGGGACCGTACTTGTCAACCCACTCGGCCCGCTGCTTCTCAGTGATCTGCATTTGATTTGCCTCTCTCTCGTGGTGACAAGACAATCTAATCAGATTGCAACCTGATTGTCAACCCTTCCGGTACTCAGCAACGTGCCGGTAGCGCCAAGTCCCGGTTGGCTCAGTGAGGTGAACGATGATCCCGGTGGCCCCCTCGTAGGGACCGTCCTCGTTCATGGCCTCAAGCGCGTTCATGGCGTATGACGCCTTTGCCGCCTTGCCGTCAGCGTACTGGTGGTTGGTGGCCACCATGCTGCCCGTGTCCCACGTCACGGTGATCATCACGGACCAGTGGGTGCAACGGTCCAGCATCCCGTCAACGTCAACCTCCGGGGAGGTCTGGTTGTCAGGGGAACCGGCGAGAGCGACAGCCGCCTCACTGCCGCCCTTGATGATCTGGTCAATCTTCTCGCTAGTGGTCACTTGCTTGCCTCTCTCTGGCTTACAACTCAATCTAAGCAGATTAGAAACAAGATGTCAAGCGTCAACTCCAAGACTTACAAGCACGTTCTTGGCAAACGGTGGCCACTTGTCTGTGTCGTGGTTCTCTTGGTAGGCATCGTAAACGGCCTGCCAAATCCACTCGTCTGCGATGCGGTCCTTGAGATCCCCCAAGGTGCGCGACAGTTCCGGGTCTTTCACAACTCGTATCCCCACTGCTCAGCAATCTCACGCGCACGCGCAACCGTGACAGTGGCGCGGTCGTTCTCAAACTGCCAGTTGTAGATGGCCATGCGCTGATCTTCTACCGGCAAACCTTGGAAGGTATCCGTCCAATCACGGACACGAGACATCTTGTGTACCCGGTCGCTGAGCCGGTACAAGGCAATGGGCTTTTCGGGAAGCCCGTCAACGAAGTAGTCACCGCGCTCGTCGCCACGCCGGATCTCATCAGGAGTCGCGGGCTGTATCTCTTCTCCAACGGGGTAAAGCGGCTCACCTGTCAGCACGTCCGTAGCGCGGTTGTCACCAAACGTCGGCAACACCTTGCGGATCTCTGCAATCTCTTCTGGTGTTAGACCAGCCATCCCATCTCCCTCATTATCTCGTCAATCGCTTCTGCAATAGGCTCAAAATCGTCCTCGTCCCAGTGAGGCTCAAGCCCTACCCTTCGCATAAAGGCATTAGCCGGGTCAGTCCGCAGGTCAAGCACAGAGTAGATGCTGCCGTCTGTCCTGAGCGCAAACCACTGAGCCATCGAACGCGCCCACAACTCTTCTGCTGACAGGAAATACTTTTGCGTTTGTGCGGGCTTAGCAAGTCTCCTGCCGTCAACCGTTGACGACATTGCCTCTAACCCATCTTCAATCCTTTTATACGAATCAGATTTTGTAACCACATCGTACCATTTGGAAAGTGGTGAGTCAAGACCCTTCTTAGCACGAACAGTGGCGTAGGTCTGGCTGGCGTCGCCAAACAACTCACGGTCCATAAAGTGCCCAAACTCGTGAACAAAGGTTCCGCCAATGCTTGCCCGCTTGGCTTCCTTAGTTGGCAACTTGGCCATCATCTCTGCACCAATCACGATGCGAGATCCCTTTGCGCCAATCGAACCCATCTCAGCCTGAGTTGCAAACGCACCTCCTCTCCCCGTGTTCTGGTTCTCGTAGTACGCAACCGCGCCACCAATCTTGCTTCTGTATTCGATGGGAAGTTGCCCATCTTCAACAACACCAAAGCGCGGGCTTTGATCGTTCCACTGGTTGAGTCCACGAGGAAGCCGTATCCCCAACTTTTCCAACTCGTCCATCACTTCGTCAACCGTGTCAGCAGCAATCTTCTTGTTGCCCCGCTGCCCAGTGAATGAAGAGATCAGTTGGCGTGGCTCAAGAAGCCCGTCTGCATACTGGCCTGCTGCTGGTGTAGGCGGCTCAAGAAACTCGTCCCATCTCTGAGGGTCGGGGATCTCCGCAGCGTTGCGGGCTTGGATCGCATCCAACTCGCCCTTGCGTGCTGCGCTGACGCCTTCTTCTCGCGCCTCTTCGTACAGGTCGTGGTTGACCTGCTTGGTGGCAAACGATTCCTTGGTGTGAAACTGCACCTCAATGAAATCGCCGTCGGGCGAACGCATAGTTGTGTTGAGTCCCCGGTAATCGTTGGGAACTTCAATCTCAACGCCATCCCGCCTGATCGTCTTGGTCTTTCTCCAAGTGTTCTTCCAGTAATCGGCAGGGAACGAATAGCCGCGTGCCCGGAACGCAGCAACAAACTCTTCCAAGTTGTCGCCGTAAGAAGCGGTGTCAAGGATTACCGTGTAGCGGTTGGCATCGCGGATTTCCTCTTCGACAATCTCCCTGACTGTTTTTGGATCGCCTTCCGCAATGGCGTTGTTGTATTTGCTCCTGACCTTCCGCGCCATTGAGCCGCGCCCCTTGACGCTAAACTCAAGCCCGTCCAACTCAGCGCCCAACTCACGGGCGATGTCCTGCATCTCGTCGTCAAGCGTCTTAGACAGGGCCTCTGCCTTCGACACCCGCTGATCAACTACCTCAGCAATCTCGTCGTTCAGCGCGTCCTCTTCTGACCTAAACAGTTTCTTGGGCTGGAACCTAAGCCCCTGCGCTGTGTCCTCAAGCGCGTCAACTGTGTCAGACATTCTGACGGCTCCACGGTTCAGAATGACGTAGTAGAACGTGCCGTCTGGTTGCGGAACGCGGAACGCATCAATGCCAGCAATGATTCCAGCAAACTCTGTTTTCTGAACGCCCTTTGCAAACTGTCGCATTGTCTCGTCAGCCGCGCGGTCTGCCGCCCTCTGCAACTTCTTGAGACTGGTTCTGGCTTGGACATACTCTTGAGCAGCAAGCCTTAGATCTGCCGGGATACGCAGGCCGGGAAATGTAAACCTTGGATCTGCGACGTTGACGAGAAGCGGCTGATCTCCCAAAGGAAGGTTTGGCTTGTAGATCTTCCAAAACTCGTCGCCAATGGCTTCTTCCCAAGCGTTGATCAGATCCCGGCCCTTATCGTCAACAAGACTTGAGGCAGCCTTTACATCAGCAGAATGACCGCCTTCCAACGCATTGGCAAACTCGTCAAGGATGTGCTGCCTGCGTCCGTTGTATGGCAGCACGTCAACGCCAGCGGTTTGCCTCCCCATGCTCATGTAAACGTCCAACTCTGTGGTCCGGGGGAAAAGCCGCTGCTCTCTCACAAACTCATCTAGGTCAACCACGTTGGCGTCTGATCGGATAGTCATGCGCTGCCTGACCCCGCTGGCACCAACGTAAGGCTCAGTGATCTCGCGCGTGCTTCCTGCGTAATACCCGTTGCCGTGAACGCCACGTCCGGGGTTGTACGCGCCCTCAACAAAGTCAACTGCCCACTGCTCTTCATCAACGCCGCGAAAGATCTCTACTTCTCCGGCAGCAACAAACTCGTCAATCTGGCTGTCGCCGTAAACGGTCGGGGCATCGCCGTAGTCCATAGCGATTCCGAACTCGCGCAATGCCGGATCGCCGTAGTTGCCATCGCTCTTGTAGGTATTCCACTCTTCCCAACGCCTGCCCTGCCGCCCTTGGTCGTAAAGGATGTCTTGAGCAGAAGCAGGAATGGCGCGACCGGCTGGCCCCTGCATCTCGGGATAGCCCTCAAGGTGCGTCTGTTCGATCTTGGCCTTTGGCCTCCTGTCGTCCCTGAGCAACTGCTGGCCGGTAATAGGTGCGCCGCGTTCAACCGGGATCTCTCGCAGGTTCAACTCGCCAGCGTCGAACTGCTGCGCTCTGCGCTTGCCCAGAATCCTGCGCCGGGTTTCAGCAGGTAGCCCTGCGAAGTAAGCCGTTGGGTTGAACCCCACTGCGGGATCGTCAAGGCTCTTGACAGGTTCCATTGAGCATTGACAGTTGGGGTGGCTCTCCTGCTTTGACGTGATTGGGAACACAAGCCCGCTCATCCCAAGGCAGAAGTCACAGGCCAACGGGCTGGCAATCCACACCCACCCCTCTTGACCGTTCTGCCCGTATGCGTTCCACATCCCCTCGCGCCCGCCAGCAACCGCGCTGTTGCGTGCGCCGTAAGCAGCAGACTGGTTGGCCCACTGGTTTAGCGTAAAGCCAACGTCAAGCACGTCAGCGGTAACGCCCAGAGTCCTGAACAACTGAGCAAACGACGACTGCTCTGCGCGACGGGCTGCACCAGATACGAACTCCCGCGCAATCGTCGTTGCTGTCTCCTGCTGCTCTTCAAGGACATCGCCAAGGTCAATCTGCCTTGTGGGTTGTCCCGTAGCAGCGACTCGCGCAAGCCCCTCAATGCCGCCAGCAGAAACGCCCCGCCTGCGTGCGTCGGCAAACGCCGTTGCCGCCCCGTCCTCTATCAGCGCCATCTCTTGCTGGATGATTGCCCTTACCTGCGGCAACCGTGACGCAAGCACGCCAGCCGGGTCCGGTGCCCTGCGAGATTCGGCAATGATCTTGCCAATCCTGCGGCTGATCGCCCCGCCTGCACCAGACAAAAGAACAAACAGGGACAGGCCAGTGACGGCCTCTATCTCACCAAGGCTCTGCTTCCACCGTTCCTGCGCTTCTGCCCGCTGGTCAACAGTGAGCATTACAGGCCAGTATCAAACCCCGCGTTGAACGCAGACGCCTGCTCTTGCTGATCCTCCTGACGGCCCTCTGCCTCCAACTCAGGGTCGTATCCCAACTGCTCAAGGATCGTCGT